CCTCAAGGCGTTTTGGTTTGGTGCGAGGTGCCTTGCTATGTTGAAGTGGGCGTTGGCGCTGTTGCTACCAATGCCAGCACACCAATCCCTGCTTACACGCCAATTCCTTTTGTTCTGACACTCAGTTCAAACGGCTCTCCTTGGCGTGTCAGTGTGCTGCGAATTGGTAGCACAGACGGCACTGCGTACTGCAAACCAATTAACAAGCAATGAGTTTTGGTGTTGCCCTTCGCAATTCGGTGGCCATTGGCCTAGCCGGCATTGTCACGTTGTTTTCAGGCACACGCGACAGTGGCGCATCGGTCGGCAACCTTCTCACCGAATCTGGCGACAACCTCGTCCAAGAGGACGGTGGGCAAATTCTTTTGGAGTGACCTAAATGGCCGTATTTCTCTCCCCAGTGGGCGGCGTTGCGGCCCAGTTTTTTACAAATACCGGCGCAGTCCTGACTGGCGGTAAGTTGTATACCTATGCGGCTGGCACGACTACGCCTCAAGTTACATATACCACTAGCGCTGGAAATGTAGCGCGTACTAATCCTGTTGTTTTAGATGCTGCTGGACGAGTGCCTGGTAGTGGTGAAATTTGGATTTTGCCAATTTCATACAAGTTTGTATTAAAAGATGCAAACGATGTTTTAATTGCAACATACGACAATATTTTTGGTTCTGGCGCATTTGCTGTAACAAATTATACAGGAAATGGTTCAACTGTTGCGTATGCAGTTACAGGGAATGTGGTTGCTGTTTACATTAATGGTGTATATCAAAACAGAAACACATATTCTGTGACAAATGTCACTTTGACATTTAGCGAAGCGCCTCCCTTTACTTCTTTAATTGAAATTCTGTACAACTGATAAGGAATCATCATGGCCGATACCAAAATCTCAGCACTCCCTGCGTCAACGACCCCGCTTGCTGGCACCGAGGTGTTGCCAATTGTTCAATCAGGCGCAACTAAACAAGTCAGCGTTGCCAACTTGACTACTGGCCGCGCAATCAGCGCAACCGCTGTTACTGCGTCAACAGGAAACTTTATTGTTGGCACATCTGGTCAAGGCATCGACTTTTCTGCCACACCGGGCACAGGCACAAGCGAGTTGCTGGCTGACTATGAGGAAGGCACTTGGACTCCCGCTTTGCAAGCCACTGGCTATACATTTACTTATGGAACTAGAAGCGGTACTTATACCAAAGTCGGCAACTTGGTGACGTTTAAGTTTTACATGGACGCTTCTTTTGCAACAGGTTCTGGAACTGTTGGATTGCAAGTCACAGGACTGCCGTTTACCTCAGCCAACTCTTTCTATAATTATGGCGGCACAAGTATGTCACCAGGAACGGGCTCATCTTGGTTTACAAATGTGCCAGTTTTGAATACAAGACCAAACGCTACATTTCTTGAATTATTGACTGGATTCAATAGCAGCGGGTTGACATATCAATTTAATGTTTCAACAATGCCAAACAACACCGAATTTCAAGTTAGCGGTTTTTACTATGTCTAAGGAATAAAATGTCGTTGACCAAAGTTACATATTCGATGATTCAAAATGGCTACATTGATGTAGTCAATTTGGGTGCTGATCCTACTGGCGTAACGGATTCTTGGCAAATTATTCAAGATGCAATTGATAGCGCTGGGTCAACGCCAATTCTTGTGCCGTCAGGCATTTACTCAATAAGTCATCCGCTTGATCTTAAAGAAACCAGCATTGTTTCATATGGTAGTTTTCGCCCAACTACTAATTGGTCATCTCTCACCATGAGCGATGGGCGAGTGTCTTATGCGTTGTTGTACATTGGTGGGTATGGAGGCAGCTATGTTGGCAATATGGCAACAAGCGGCTATGACGATTTTACATCAGCAGATTCAGGTGGAACAGCACGTACAAAATACTGCATTGAAGCTGGCAGCACATCGGCAAATCAATTTTCGCACAACTGGACAGTAAAAAATGTCAAAATATCCTGCGCCACTGAAGCTAACGTAATGCTTCACGGATCTGGATACTATGGCTATTTTGAAAATGTGGTCAGCAGTGCTTCACCAGTTGGGTACAGCATCAGCGACCCCAATGAATCGTCTGCTTGGGGGCCAACATATTTTGTAAATTGCTATGCTGTTGTTTGCGCCCTTGGCGTATACGTTAAACAATCTCAAGTGCAGTTTATAAACTTGGGTACGGATAATTGTGAGCGTGGGATTGAAATTCTTGATAGCGCGGTTGTTGGCGTTCAAGGTTGGAATTGCGAAAATGTGTATTGGCCTATAAATCAAATTTTACGAGCGTCTTTGCGTATAGAAAATGCGGCCTTTTTGTCAATTGGTTTAGAGGCAACAAACGTTCCCGCCAACACATACGCTGGCATTTCTGGTACGCCTCCGCTGCTTGCAGCAACGTATTTTGCAAGTTGCACTTGTTCAGACGTTTCAATTAATGATTCGTATTTTTACATTCAAAATAACGTAACAGCTTTTCATAGAATTATTGAAGGTGGCGTTGTTTCTGCACCGCCTGGAATGACACGCGACAATTCGCGTTTTAGGCTAAAGCATTGCTACCCATTTTACCAACTTGACCCAGTAACAGTTGGAACGGTTTTAGTTAGACGCGGTTTGTCGTACTGGTATGCTGCAAACTTTATCAGTGTTGCGCCTGGATTTCAATTGGAAGATGCCGACGAAGATTGGTCGGACAACTTTGTCGCTACCGTGTCGGGGTCAACGTCTGCTGGCGTTGGAACGTACACCACGCAATACGGTCAATTTCGCAAAACGTCAACAAACACGGTGCAATTTCAAATTACGGTTGGCTGGTCAGCGCATACCGGAACTGGAGATTTGATTGTTGATCTTCCGTTTACAGCAGTTAATGCAGACCAAGTGCTTGCTGTAGCAGCATCTGGTTTGACATATTCAGGACAACTTGTTTGCCTTGTGGCTGCTGGGACAACCAAAGGGCAGATTTTAAGTCAGGTGAGCAATACATCACTTGCGGCTGTTTCAATGGATACCGCTGTAACAAAATTGAGCATCAGCGGAACGTATTTTGTATAAAGGAGAACATAATGGCGCTAAAAAAACAAATAACACTGAAAAGTAATTTCGGTGATGATGTGGTCTTCAATGACGCATATATGAAAATTAACACTTTGAGTGGTGATAAAAACAAAATAGAATTTCAATTATTTGTTTTTAAACAAGCAGATGGTTTGTTGATTGAGCGAAAACAGTTTTCTTTTGTTCCAAATCTTAATGGCTCAAATTTCATTGCTCAAGCCTACAATCATTTGAAAACACTACCAGAATTTTCTGACGCTTTTGATTGTTAAGCCGTACCAGTTCGGACAACTGGAAACCTTAATGTCTGATTGGATAATCAGGCTGGAAACAAGGAAATATTATGTCTCTTGAAAAAATTGAAGTTGTCGATCTGATTGAAGTTGTCGAAAACGGCTCAATCCAAGTTCGCACCAAGACCGCTATTAAAGAAGATGGCGTAGAAATCAGTAGCAAGTTCCACCGCCATGTGGTTGCCCCAGGCGATGACGTAAGCGCTGAAGATGCCAAAGTGCAAGCCATTGCCGCATCTATTCACACGGCTGAAGTTATTGCTGCTTATCAAGAAAAACTTGCAGAACAACAAATTCCTGCCGCATAATAGCGGCACAAACTGTATCGGCCCAGTAGACCGAGGAATCTTAGGATTCATAAATGACTGAAGAAGTCCAAGCCCTAGCGGAAGTAGACTCCGCGCCAACCACGGATGTGACGGCCACACCTGAAGTTGCTGAAAGTACGCCGGAAGTCGCTGAGAACCAAGTCGAACAAGCCACAGAGGAAAAGAAGTACTCCCAGGCTGAAATTGATGCGATGATCGGCAAACGCCTCGCAAGAGAGCAACGTAAGTGGGAAAGAGAGCAAGCAAATCGGTCTGCGGAATCGCAAATCGTGAAAGCTGCACCAACTGCGTCCGTTGACCAGTTTGAAAGCCCTGAAGCCTATGCGGAAGCAATGGCCTATCAGAAAGCTGAAGAACTATTGGCCAAACGTGAAGCAGCCAAGCAGCAATCAGCCGTTCTCGAAAGCTATCAAGAGCGTGAAGAAGCAGCGCGGGACAAGTACGATGACTTTGAACAAGTCGCCTATAACCCCAAGCTACCGATCACAAACGTGATGGCTGAAACGATCCAGTCTTCGGACATTGGGCCTGAGTTAGCGTACTACCTTGGCTCAAATCCAAAAGAAGCAGATCGCATCTCACGCATGACGCCACTCGGTCAGGCGAAAGAGATTGGGAAAATTGAAGCCAAATTGGCATCAGCGCCCCCGATCAAGAAAACAACATCTGCGCCCGCGCCGATTTCTCCTGTCACTGCACGCTCCGCTGGAGCAGCAACTTTGGACACTACAGACCCTCGCTCTATCAAGAGCATGACGGCCTCGCAGTGGATCGAAGCTGAACGTGCAAGGCAGATTAAAAAGCTACAAGCACAGAACCGCTAATTTTTTTAAAGGACTTTTGAAATGTCAAACAGTATTCTGACGATTGATATGATCACAAGAAAAGCTCTCGAAATCCTCGAGAACAACCTTGTGCTTACCCGTAACGTGAACCGCCAGTACGACGACAGCTTCGCTGTTGAAGGTGCTAAGATTGGTTCTACCCTCCGTATCCGTTTACCTGACCGCGCTTTGGTAACTGACGGCGCCGCCTTGCAAGTGCAAGACGACAACTCC